AGATGAAGGTGGAGAAGAAACCCCAGACACAAAAATTGTTGCTGAAGGTATGATTTTTCCAATCTTATGCCACGAAATTATCAAAGGTCTTGAAGAGGCTAAAGGAAGACATGGTTTACCTAAGGACCCTTCATTACGTCAAAAAGTACAAGGTCAAGTAGATGTTTTATCTAACGAACCGATGCAATTGAGAATAGGACCTGAAATTGTAGAAAAACTTAGATTCGCATTACCTGATGAAATGTATGACGAATCAAACAAAGGTCTAATAAACTGGTTTCATACTTTACTGTACCAAATACCAGCACAAGAATTTTTAGAACTTATTGGACTTGCAATATCTGAAGATGAATCAAAAGTGAAAAAAGCAACTGCAAAATTCAAAGAAATAATGAAAGAAGCTCAACAGTTAAAAAGTGACTTCGAAAATTATCAAGAAGAAGAAGGTGGTTCTGACGATGATTCAAATGACGATTTTGGTGACGACGATAATGACGATTTAGATGATTTCTTAGGTAGTTTAGGTATATCGAGACCTAAATAACCTAACTCTCGTGAATAGAGAACAATTAATTATAGAAGTAACGAAGTGTATGAGGAATACTCCTTATGCACTTCGTACTTATTTACAGACCTACGATAACACCGTATCCAAATACGTTCCGTTAGACTTATTCCCCGACCAAGTAACTTTAATCGAAGATTACGATAACTACAATGAAAACGTTGCCCTGAAATATAGACAGGCTGGGGTTTCAACGGTTACTGCTGCTTGGGCCTCAAAACGACTAGTTTTCGCCAAAAAAACTAAACCTGAAAAAATACTCGTTATTGCCAACAAGTTAGATACTGCGGTGGAGATGGCGAATAAAATTAGAGGGTTTACTGAACAATGGCCTTCATGGGTCGGAGTTACTTTCTCACCTGAGAAAAATGCTCAAAGACATTTCAAATTAACAAATGGTTGTGAAGTTAAAGCCGTTGCAACATCACGAGATGCACTGAGGGGTTATACTCCTACCATCCTGATATTTGACGAGGCCGCTTATATCGAAGCTGACGGAGATTTCTGGGCAGCCTGTATGGCGTCCCTATCTACAGGGGGTAAGGTAATTGTGGTTTCAACACCAAACGGATATGACCCAATATACTATGAAATCTATGACCAATCGTTGAGAGGTATGAATGATTTCAAAATAACTGAAATGTTTTGGTACCGTGACCCACGATATACAAAAGACTTGTATATGGTTAAAACTAATGATTTAGTTCACTTCCTTTTGAATAGAGAAGAATATAATCTTGATGAAGTGATTGTCGATTTATCAATGCCAAATCCATACGATAGAGACCATAGTATTGTCAATGACTACATTGAACAAGGGTACAAACCGTGTTCTGCGTGGTTTGAGGGAATGGTTAAGAAATTAAAATACGATAGACGTAAAGTGGCTCAGGAGTTGGAATGTAACTTCTTGGGTTCAGGGGATAACGTATTTGATTCTGAAATGATGACAGACATTGCCCAAAACCAAGTTAAAGAGCCACAAGCTAAAATGATGGGTGGAGGACTTTGGATTTTTAAAGAACCTGTTAACGGACATAAGTATGTTATGGGTGTTGACGTATCAAGAGGAGACTCCGAAGATTTCTCATGTGTTCAAATTATTGATTTTGATTCAAGAGAACAAGTTTTAGAATACGTTGGTAAGGTACCTCCCGACATCTTGGCGGAGATTGCCTACAAATGGGGTACAATGTACAACGCATACTGTGTAGTTGATTTAACAGGAGGTATGGGGGTTGCAACCGCTAGAAAAATGCAAGAGATGGGATATCAATCAGGAATGTATGTGGATAACGTTGATACCACAAACAAATGGAAATTTGACCCTAAATTAAATGAAAAAATACCTGGTATTAATTTTAATAATAAAAGGGTTCAAATTATTGCATCTTTTGAAGAATCTATGAGACATAAGTTTAGAATTTATTCAAGTAGATTATATAATGAAATGAATACATTTATTTATGTTAACGGTAGACCTGACCATCAGAAAGGACATCACGATGACTGTATCATGAGTATTGCTATGGCGATTTACGTTGCTGAAAAATCATTCCAATCATTAGAAAAAGTTGTAAACCATACTAAAGCTATGTTAAACTCTTGGTCTACGGCTATTAGTGAGAACAAAAATACTTCAGAATATTTTAATCCTATGGTTCCTCAAATGGGGAGACAACACCCAATAAATCAAGGTCCATCTCGTGCCGACTATGAAAAATACTCTTGGTTATTTCGTTAACGATAAGTATTTATATTATCAAGGTAATAAGTAAATTTACATTATGGCAGAACAAAATATGACGGTTTGGCAACGACTGTCGCAAACATTTGGTCCAAACTCACTTCTTCAACAAGATTATCCAACTTTTAAGTTTGATAAGAAGGAATTGTTACGCACCAAAAGCAGAGAAGAATACGAAAGAGAAAAGTTACAAGCACAACAAACTTTTTACCTAACAAATCAATGGGCTAAAGTTGAAAACAATCTTTACTCACAAGCGATTTATTATGAACCATCAAGATTATCGGCACAGTACGATTATGAATCGATGGAATATACACCAGAAATTTCTGCAGCTTTAGACATTTATGCCGAAGAATCTACAACAACAAATGAAGATGGATTTATCCTACAGATATATTCTGAGTCAAAAAGAATTAAAGGTGTATTAGCCGACTTATTTAACAATGCACTTGATATCAATACCAACTTACCAATGTGGACAAGAAACACTTGTAAGTATGGTGACAACTTTGTTTACCTAAAATTAGACCCTGAGAAGGGTGTGGTTGGTGTACAACAATTACCTACAATTGAAATTGAAAGACATGAGGTTGGTGTTACCGCAAAAATATCTGTAGATATTACACAAGAGTTAGATAAAGACAAAAAAGCCCTTCATTTTACTTGGAAGAATAAAAACATGGAATTCCAATCATGGGAAGTCGCTCACTTTAGATTATTAGGAGATGATAGAAAACTTCCTTATGGTACTTCTATGTTAGAAAAAGCCAGAAGAATTTGGAAACAATTATTGTTGTCAGAAGATGCGATGTTAATTTATCGTACATCAAGAGCACCTGAAAGAAGAATGTTTAAAGTGTTCGTAGGTAATATGAACGATGATGATGTTGAAGCATACGTAAACCGTGTTGCCAACAAATTCAAAAGAGAACAAATTGTTGACAAAAATACAGGTAACGTAGATATGAGATTCAACCAAATGGCGGTTGACCAAGATTACTTTATTCCTGTAAGAGACCCAGCGGCACCAGACCCAATTACAACATTACCTGGGGCAACTAACTTATCAGAGATTGCGGATATTGAGTACATTCAAAAGAAATTATTAACCGCACTTCGTGTTCCTAAGGCTTTCTTAGGTTTTGAAGAAGTTGTTGGTGATGGTAAAAACTTGGCATTACAAGACATTAGATTTGCTCGTACAATCAACAGAATCCAAAAGAGTATGTTGGCAGAGTTAAATAAAATTGCAATTGTTCACTTGTTCCTATTAGGATTTGAAGATGAACTTTCAAACTTTACTATTGGTCTTACAAACCCATCAACTCAAGCGGATTTATTAAAGATTGATGTTTGGAAAGAAAAAGTATTATTATATAAAGATTTAGTATCTGACCCAGGAAATGGTATCCAAGCAACTTCATCTACATGGGCTAAGAAACATATCTTTGGTTGGTCTGACGAAGAAGTTCGTTTGGATTTACAACAACAAAGAATTGAAAGAGCTGTTGGTGAAGAACTTAAAGCGACTCCTACAGTTATTACTAAAACAGGATTATTTGATAACATAGATAAATTATACGGAAGTGCGACAGGTGCAACGCCTGCAGCAGGAGCCGCAACTACACCAGGAGGTACTGAAGAATTAGGTGCTCCACCATCATTTGGAGGAGGGTCTGAACCAGCACCTGACTTAGGAGCTGAAGTACCGCCAGCAGGAGGAGAGACTCCACCACCACCGACAGGAGAACCTGAATTGGCTCCTGAGTCTAAGAAAAAAGACATGAACATTTTAGTTGAAAACAACTTAATTGAGGGGTCTCGAATGATTGACTTAGGTCAAGCTCAAGAATCTTTAGGAGAAATTTCAAAAGAATTGGATAAGTTATTAAATTCATAATATTTATTTGAAAATGAGCAAAATGACCTTCGGAACCATTAAATCCCTAATTGAGAACAATCTACTAGAATCCTACAAAAATGAAAAGGAATTCAAGAAGACATTGAGAGAGTTCAAACACAACGTATTGAACAATAAATCTATGTCAAAAGCTTATGCTTTATACGACCAATTGAGTACTCCTCAAGGGTTAAATGAACATGACGCTAAAGAGTTTTTAGAAGAAGGGATATTATTATTACAGAGAGTTTTGCCAAGTATAAAATTACCAAGAACAGTGTCAGAGTCAGTTAAAAATGGTTATGGCGATATTGACACGTTGGTTTATACACAAAAATTAGATTTAATGGAAAGAGTAAATGCAAAGAAAAATATCGTTGCTGTGCTTACTTTAAAACCTAACAGTGTTAAAGAATCTATTAATATTCCTGTTAAATCAATGGTTAGCATAGCAAACCAAACATTAAGGAATTATCTTGATACTTTAGATGAAAATTCTAAGAAAGAATTTATTCAAATTGTTTCTGAAGACACAAAAACTCTTGAATCAAAATTTGAAGTTATCCGTGAAAGTGCTATTAATAAATTGCAGACTATTATGGAAAATGAAAATGAATCTGAAATTAAAACAAGAATTTCTGAAACTATTAGTAAATTAAAAGATGAAAAGTTTGACCAAATGAATTTTTTAAGATTAAAAAATCTTGAAGAATCAATTTAACTCATTTTTTTTATTTTGAATATATTTTGCCTTTAAAATCTGTGCTCTTCTGACCACAGATTTTTTTGTATATTCTCTTTTCTCGTTTAATTTTTGATTTTGTTTTGTTTTAATTACTTTAGACTTAAGAGTTTTTAGAGCTCTTTCAATGTTGTCCCCACTCTTAATGTTTACGATTATCATATATTATAAATATTTTTTGACTATTAAGTATAAATACTCTATTCTTTAATAGAAAATAAACATACATAATCATGAACATTAATGAAAAAAGGAAAAAGTGTAAAGTTAAATTTATACAATCCAATTAAGTCCGTATACGGAACTGTCGATTCAAAAAACCTAAAATCAGTATACATCAACATCCAATCATGGGTAACCCCAAAAAAAGAATACGACAATTGGAATAGAGTCGTCTCAAACTTAGGACGAGAAATAAAACATTCAGTATTCGAATCTATAAACACCAAATTATTTCAAGAAAGAAGTATAGTTGATTTGGACCTCCGAACAAGTGGAATCTCACACGGAAAGAAATCATTCTTCAACTTAGAAATTAACTTATACACCAACTCTGAATTGGATTTTAAGTCGACTGAGATTAAAGATTCAATTAAAACTATTGTCAAATCAATATTCAGAAACAACATTCAACCAAACAAATACTTTGAATTTTCAACTTCAAAAAAGACTGATGACCAATAAACTATCTAGAACGGTATATTTATCTTTAAAAGATTAGATGAAAAATTTAAGAATATTAGAGGCAAGCGAATCAGGTCACGGTATCTTAGTCGAGGCTGACGCGGGTTGGGTATCACCTAAAGATTCTCGTAATGAAAAAATGTTAAGAGAAGCTAAAGATATGGATTATAGAAATCCATTTGAATTTTACGCTGTTTTACAAAAATACGATACGCCAAATAGAAATGGTAGAACATATCCTGAAAGAATCCTTAAGAGAGAAGCCGAAAACTACAAAAAGGCCATTGAGAAAGGTTTATCAACTTCAGAGTTAAATCACCCTGAATCTTCGTTAATTGACTTAGATAGAGTTGCTCATTTAATTACAGACATTTGGTGGGAAGGGAACATCTTAATGGGTAAGTTAAAACTATTAACTTCACCAGGATTTCACGAAAGAGGTATTGTGTCAACAAAGGGAGACCAAGCGGCGAACTTAATGAGACAAGGGGTTACTATGGGAGTTTCTTCAAGAGGTGTTGGTTCACTTAAAAAGGTTGGGGAAAGAAATGAAGTACAAGACGACTTTGAATTGATTTGTTTTGACTTAGTATCATCACCATCTACACCAGGAGCTTATCTATTTTCAAATGCTGAAGATAGGTCAAAATATGAAGAAAACTTAGACGAAGAAAAAAATCACAAACAAAATAATGGATATGTGGAGAAGTCAGTTGACTTAATGAAAAAATTAAACGATTTTTTAGGAAAATAAAAACACACACATATGGAAGAAAAGTATTTTGTTGCAAAAATTCAGTATGATTTACCTGATGAGAATACAGGAAAAATCAAAAAAATTAGAGAAGAAAAATTAGTTAAAGGTTATTCAGTGACTGACGTTGAGGCAAAAGTTACAAAGAAATACGAAGGGTTTACCCATGATTGGAGAATCACATCGGTTTCTGAAAGTAAAATTGACGAAGTTATTGAAAGTTAATCAATTGATTTAAAATTATAAAAGTGGCCCTACGGTCACTTTTTTTGTTTGGTGGATATTTATAAATAAAAAATTATGAATTTTCAAGTACTATTAGGTGAAGGAGCTTCACAAGAAACTAATTTTATTGTTGCACCATCTTGGTCATCTTGCTTGGCATATTGCGAAGGAACTGGATTATCATTCAACGGTATTAATTCTCTTCCAAGTATGCAAGTAGTGTTACTTGATTCAGGTACAACAAACTGTTACCAAGTAACTGTATCGGTTAATGGGGTAAACGTTAACTATTCTGTATGGTCAAATACATACGCAACATTTAATACTTGGTTGGATTCTTTATCCGAAACTGAGTTAAAAACATTGCAATTAACAAATAAACTTTATGTAACGGTATAACCAAAATGATTTTTTTTCATTTTGACACTATTTATTAGTTAAATATAACCAATTTTTTCATGCAAGAAAATAAATCATTAGTACAGGAGGCACTCATTCAAATGAAAAATGTTGAAGAGGCTATTGCCGAAAATGCAAAAGGAATACTTGCTTCAACTATGAAGGAAGAAATCAATCAATTAGTAAAAGAATCTCTATCAGAACAGGATGAAGATGAGGTTGACATAGATGTAGACATGGATGACGACACAGAAGATGTGGACGTTGATATGGATGCTGATAATGAAGATGATATGAACATGGACTTAGATTTAGACATGGACATGGATTCTGAAGAAAGTCCAATAGATTTAACTGACGCTTCTGACGAAGAAATTCTTAAGGTGTTCAAAGCAATGGGTGAAGAAGACGGAATCATCGTTAAAAGAGATGGTGACGATATTCACTTAACTGACAGCGACACTGACGAAGAATATCTTGTTAAGCTTGGTGAGTCTGAAGAAGACACAAATTTAGATGAAACTATGAATGTAGATGAAATCGACGAAATGGATATTGACACAGAAGATGTGATTAATGCTATTTTTAGTAAAGACGGTGACGCTTCAGATATCGAAGTAGACCAAGATGAAGATGAAGTTATGTACGAAATTGAATTCGACGAAGAAGAGGAAGAAGACCTTGACGAAGAAGAAGATGACGACATGATGGAAGAAGAAGATGACATGATGGAAGAAGATGATGACGACATGATGGAAGAAGATGATGAAGATTTGGACGAATCTTACAACCAAAGAAGAACTGTTAGAGAGGCAAAATCTACAGTAAAACCTAAAGGTGTTGGAATTGGCTCAGGACCTAAATTCACTTACAAAGATAAAGCTGCGGGTGGATTTAAAGAGGACAAAAAACAAGGTCCTAAATCAGTAGGTACTGGTAAAGCTAAATTCGAATACAAGAAGGGAGCAAATATGGAAGGTAAATCTAAAGTTGTTAAGGCAGAAACAAAAGAAGGTGATTACGGAATGAACAAGGGTGATATGTCAAAAACTGTTAAAGGTGATAAAGACTACACGACTAAAAAAGGTGACACTTTAAAAAGAAAAGCTTTCGAAAAGGAAGAAACTAAAGAAGCTGCTAGAACTTATGGAATGGGTTCCAAAGAAGGTAGAGGTCTAAGAAAAGGCATCACAAACAACAGAAACTATGTTTATGGTAAAGGTGGTGTTAAAGTAGAATCTACTCAAGAAGAAGTTAATATGTTGAGAGAAAAGAATGAAGAATATAGAAAAGCGTTAAATGTTTTCAGAGAAAAACTTAACGAAGTTGCTATCTTCAACTCAAACTTGGCATATGCTACAAGATTGTTCACTGAACATTCGACTACTAAAAAAGAGAAAATTAATATCTTAAGAAGATTTGACGATGTTGAAACTTTAAAAGAATCTAAAAATCTTTATCAGTCAATCAAAGGTGAATTATCTAAAGGTGAAGCAAAATCAATGAATGAATCAGTTGAAACAAAATTAACTAAACAAGTTACTTCAGGTTCATCTACTACCTTAATTGAATCAAAAACTTACGAGAATCCTCAATTCATGAGAATGAAGGACTTGATGAGTAAATTAGGGTAAAACATAAAATAAATAAAACAAAAACAAATATTTTAAAATGGGAGCATTATTAGAATCAGGTCTTGTTGGTAACATCGGTCTTAAGCACCTTAAAGTTATCAAAGAAGATACAATCAACAAATGGGACAA